TCAGGATAACGATGCAGGCGAACATTATTATGAAGAGTCTGCAAACGGCGCTTCCAGAATTAATCAATTTAATTGGTTTTCCTTGACAAACGCTGTTACCGGTGGTTCAAATGGAACTTATACATATGATCGTTCAGGTTCATATACGAATGTTGCAGATGAAGCAGATAACAATCATGGTTGCCACTGCGCAGGAACAGTTGCTGGTAATACTCAAGGCTGGGCAAGAGGCGCAAACATCTATAACATTAGCCCTTATGGTTCAAATCCAAATAGCTTATCAAGTACAAGGATGTGGGATTACATTAGGGAATGGCATAATACAAAAGCAGTTAACGCTGTAACAGGTAGACGAAATCCTACTATTACAAATAATAGTTATGGTAGTTCTATACCTGTTGGTTCAGCCGCAGATAATTTTGGTAACATTACAAGTATTACATACAGAGGTACAGAGTTTAGTCCAGGACGTGATTTAACTACCGCTGAATTAAGAGCTCGTGGTTGTTATGCACCATCTTTACAAATGGATATTCCATATTATTTTACTTCACGTCAAGCTGACCAACAAGATGCTATTGACGATGGAATTATTATTGTATGTTCAGCAGGTAATGATAGTTGGAAAACTGTTAACGAGTCCGACCAAGATTGGAATAATACATATCAAGTTCAATATTATGGATTTGACCAAACTTATTGGTTAAACCGTGGTACAGGTTCGGCTGCAGGATTTAATGCAAATATTAACGTTGGCGCTACATCAAATAATGTTAATGAAGTTAAAGCAACGTTTAGTAACTGCGGTAACCAAGTTGATATTTACGCAGCTGGTGAAGCAATTCAAAGTAGTTTGCACTCAGGTGGTACTAATGATGCTAGAAATAGTTCATACCAATTAGGTAAGTATCAAGGAACAAGTATGTCTGGCCCTCAGGTGGCAGGAGTTGTTGCATTGCTTGCAGAGTCTTGGCCAAGGATAACTCAGGAAGAGGCAGAGGATTGGTTACTTAATAACGCAACTATGAATGCCATGTATGACTCTGGTACAGACGATGCGTATGATAGAAATAGTTTACAAGGCGCGGCAAACAAATATTTAAGATGGATTAATCAGCGACCAATAGATGGAAATACACTTCCAAAACAAAATTTTAAAACAAGACCTGCATCTGGGAAAGTTTACCCAAGACCTAATATACGTAGAAGAGGTTAGTAAATTGTTTATAAATATTACAAAGAGGCAGGCTAGGTGACATGGCAGAAGTACTTACTACAAAATTAAAAAATGATACAACTAGAATGTTTATGACAGACATTCAGAATAACGACTTTTATGTATTCGTTTCTTCTATTACAACTGATACACGCCAAAGCGCGACCAATGCACAGTATAGTAAAAATGAGTTTTTAGAAAATACAGTGTTCGGTAAAAAGGTTCTTGGATCTGATACTAAGTTTATGATTAAATACCATCCTTGGCAGAAAGACGCTACTTACGTTCAATACGATGATAGGATTGATTTAGATGGTGAAAAGTTTTACGCTGTTGTAGGTCCAAACGATAACGATACTGGTGACTATCGAGTATTTAAATGTTTATATAACAATAATGGCGGCGCTTCATCTGCTCCACCAAACTGGAATGCATTTACAACAGACCAAATATATAGAACAGCTGATAAATACGTATGGAAATTTATGTATGCTATTGAATCAAATGAGTTTGAAGCATATAACGCAATCGGTTATATCCCTTTACCTGTTGATTTTGAAATAAATCCAGACCCATATGCAAACTCTGCTGCTGTTGTATATGGCTCAGAGTTATCAGACATCTTTATTGAAAACCCAGTTGATAACAATGGTTATCCTTCTTTAGATGGTTTTATGGCAGCATCACCTTCAAACTCTGGTGATATGTTATTAAGAGCTTCTAATATTAACCAAATTCAAAATTTTTATGCAGGTATGACAATATATGCTACCAATCCAGACGGCGTATCCTACCTATATAAAATTGATACATATGAATATGAGCCAAATTCAGGACTTGGAAGAGCAAGAGTTATTGGTGATCCACGCGGTGACGGTGTTTCAAACATTGCAACATTTTCAATTATCCCAACTGTTGAATTACAGGGAGACGGCAGTGGCTGCATTGCTAAGTCAGAGGTAATTAATGGACAAATAACAAATATTATTATCCTTAACCCAGGAAGTGGTTATACTAATTTAACTGCATCAGTTAAAGATCCTGAGTTTGATTTTGCTCCAGAAGATCCTAACTCTGTTGATGTTAGAGTAGAATTAAGACCAGTTCTTTCACCATTCGGTGGACACGGTTATAACTTTATTGATGAATTATATTGTAGTCATATTCTTTTATATGGATATATTACAGAAACTGATAATAATCAAATTGGTTCAGAAAGCAGTTACTCTAATATTGGTATTGTTAAAAATCCAGAATTTGTGAGTGCTTCAGCCAATACCGCAAATACACCAGACGTATTTGATAATAGAATTAAAATTGTAACAAACGACATCATATATGCTATTGAAGGTGATGTTGTTACTCAATTAGACTCATCAAATAAAATTACATTTACTGGTAAAATACACGAGGTTGACGATACAGCTAACACAGCGTATATCTCAAACTATATGGGTCCATTTACTAACCAAGCAAATAACGATATATCATTTGACCCAACTGCTGCAATTGTTAATTCTACGGGTCAGAGAATTATAATAAATAGTCCACAAGCCAATAATACGATAGAATCAGATTACATCCAAAGAAGTGGGCAAGTATACTTCATGGAAGATTTTGTTCCTCTCGTTCGTACAAGAACCTCACGGGAAGAATACAAATTAGTATTAGAATTTTAAGGAAACATGATAGATGCCTATTAATAAAAATTTAAATATTGCTCCATATTTTGACGATTTTAATATAGAGAAGCAGTTTTATAAAATTCTGTTTAAACCTGCTTACGCTGTCCAAGCTCGAGAGCTTACTCAGTTACAAACTATTCTTCAAAATCAAGTTGAGCAATTTGGTGATAATATCTACCAAGAGGGTAGTATTGTTAAAGGGTGTAACTTTACAAGCCTAGATGGATTAGAATTTGTTAAACTAACAAACTCAATACCAGATCCTGAGGCTTATATTCCTGTTATCCAAGATGAAGTAATTAGTGGAACTACAAAGTCTATTGAAACTAAATACGAGGTTGAGGGTGATAACACTGGATTGATAGCTTCAATCATATCTGCTGCCCGAGGTTTTGAAACACGTCCACCAAATCTTAATACATTCTTTATTAATTACTTAAATACAAACTCATCAGATGTTAAAAGCTTTGAGTCTGGTGAACCTTTAACTATCAATAAGTATCGTTATGACGGTTCAACTCTTATTGAAACTCAGCTTAACGTGGCAACAGCACAGGTAACTAATTTACCTGACTCAACTGGTAAATCATTTGGTATTCAAGCTGCGGCAGGTGTTGTATTCCAAAAAGGTCATTTCTTATTCGCTGCTGACCAAACTCTTATCGTAGCTCCATATACTAATTTACCTAATGACTTATCAGTTGGTTATGAAGTTACTGAATCAATCATAAGCTCATTACAAGATACAAGTCTATTCGATAATGCGAACGGTTCAGAAAACGAAAACGCTCCTGGCGCAGACAGATTTAAAATGGTTCCAGTATTAAGTGCTAAATCAACTGCTGTTGCTGATATTGATGCAGGGTTCTTTACGCTAATCAGATACCAAAATGGATCAGCAGTCACACTTAGAGACGTTGCACAGTTTAATTCTATTAATGAAGAATTAGCCAAACGTACATATGAAACCAATGGTGATTATATCGTTGATGATTTCAAAGTATTAGTAGAACGTCGTGGAACTGACCTTACTGCACTCGTTGGAAAAGGCTCAGCTTATATCAAAGGTTATAAAGTTGAAAACAAAGGTTTCCAAGATACTATAATTTCTGATGTATCAACTTCTACCTTACAAACTAATGAGTCAACATCTCTTAATTATGGATCATATGTTGATGTTACCACTATTGCTGGTACTATCGGATTAAATTACGAAACATTAGAATTACAACGTGCAAACGGTACAAAAATTGGTGAGGCATTTGCTAAAAATATTACTCCTACAAGACTGTACTTATTTGGTGTTAAACTATTATATCCATCATATTCATTTGCCAATGTTGAAAAAATCGTTGGTACAGCCGGTGAAATTACAATTCCAGCAGGTTCACAAATCAAAGGTACAAACGATGCACCAATGATATTTGACACAGGCTCAAGAAGCATTAAGGCATTAACTGATTTGGTTATTCCTATTCGTACTCTTGCAACCAGCGTATCAGTTTCAAGTAATGAAATTGTTATTAACGCGGCTAACGGAAATGAAGACTTCGCGGTTGACCAAACAGATATCGTTGTAGTTGATGCGTCAAATACTCGCATTAATGTTTTAAGTTACGTAACATCATTAAATAATTCAGTTCTTACAATTAGTTTAGACCCTGCAGACAATTCAGATCCTGTGGCCGATGTCTACTATAATAAAAGAATATTTAATAATACAGATGTAACAGCATATAATAAATCATTGGTTAATCCATATATTAAATTTACATATGCAACTAATAAATCTCAATATAGTTTAGGTTTCCCTGATGTATATAGTATTACAAGTATTGAAGACATTAATGGCGATGATTTTACTGATAGCTTTAGATTAAATACAAACCAAAAAGATAATTTTTATGATATATCATTTATAGAACTTATCCCAGGTCGACCAGTACCAGCAGCAGGTACATGTACTGTACAACTTAAGGTATTTAAAATTAGCGGTTCTCAAACCGGTTCAAATTTCTTTACTGTTGCAAGTTATCCAGTTGATGATACAACAGTTATTTTACCTTCTGAAAAAATACGAACATCAGACATGGGTATATTTAAATCAACTACAGGTACAACATATAGGTTGAGAGAATGTATTGATTTTAGACCATATGCTGATCTTGGTGCAGGTGCTAGTTACACAGCTTTGACAGCTGGAGCTGCCTCAGTTATTTCTGCTAATGTTGGAGCATCACAACCAACCTTTAGTTCTAATGATTATGTTATACCACAAATTAATGGTGATGTATCATCTGATGTTGAAACTTGGAACTCTCGTATTGATGCAGTTATTATTGACTCATATGGTAAAGTTACCACCGTTCAAGGTAAGGAAGAAACATTCCCTTCACCTCCAAAGGTTGGTTCTGACCAATTCCTAGTTGCTCATATTACAATTCCAGGATATCCGGCATTATCACCAGCAGAAGCGCTTAATCAAAGTAAATCATATTATGCGGTAACATCAAAACCAGCTGGTACAAAAACATACACAATGAATGATATTTCAGATGTTGAAAAACGAGTAGAAAATTTAGAGTATTATGTTAGCTTAAGTCAGCTTGAACAAGAAACTCAAAATATGAATATCGTTGACGAGAATGGTTTAACAAGATTTAAAAATGGTATCCTAGTAGATCCATTTAATGATACTAATATTTCTAATTTGGAAAACCCTAACTTTAATGCGGCAATCAGAGGTGATACAAAAACTCTTACTCCTGCATTAAGAACATTCCCATTAGATTTAAAATATAAATCAACTTCATCGGCGTCAATATTCCCAACAACGAATGATGCAGACGTAGCTTCTATTGTAAGAAATGATAATAAATCTGTATTAGCTCAAACATACGCTACTAACTTTAGAAACTGTGTATCAAACTATTGGTCATATGACGGTGTTGGTCAATTATCACCAGACCACGATATGGCTCACGATGTAGAAACTAATCCAATGAGATTAGACATTGATATAGCAACACCATTTAATAACTTCGTCGACGATTTACAATCATTTATTCCAATGACACGTGACGTAGTTACAGGTACAAATAGAATACGTAGGAATATTAGAAATAATATTTGGCAAGATATTACATCAACTACAACACAGAATACGTCTCTTAATGTTTCAACATCTACACAAAATCAATCGGTTGGTGATTTTGTATCTGATATTCAATTTGAACCATATATGAGAGCAAGAGATATTAAAGTTTATATGTCAGGCTTACGCCCTAATACTCGACATTACTTCTTCTTTGATAAAGTCAAGGTCGACAACAATGTACGTCCTGGAACTACCGAGGCAACAAGAGCAAGAGATGTTGAAAAATTTGGTGACTTAGGTGCATCAATATCAACAGATGCTAACGGAGTAATCAGAGCTGTGTTTGAATTACCAGCAGGTACATTCTTCGTCGGTGAAAGACAGTTAACGGTAGTTGACGTCAGCCAATACTCAAGTATTGACTCTGCTAAAACATCGCGTGGAGATTTATCATATAATGCATATAACATTAATATTGATAAAGTTAGTTTAACATCATCAGTAAGAATGCCTGAAACTTCAATTATACGAGCGTCAACTACTCGAACAGTTGTTGGAAGACCATTCGCAATTGACCCTCTCGCTCAAACATTCTTTATTAAAGAAGGAATGGGTAAAGGAGCAACGTCAATATTTGCATCAAAGGTTGACTTATTCTTCAAACGTAAAAGTGATTATAATGGTGTAACTGTTATGTTACGTGAGGTTATCAATGGGTATCCTTCACCAGTTATTATACCATTTACTAAAACTCATTTAGACTCATCTGATGTTAATGTTTCAGATGACGCGTCATTAGTTACAGCAATTAACTTTGCAGTTCCAATACGTTTAGATGTTGAAAAAGAATATGCAATCGTTATTCAACCTGATGCAAACGATCCTAATTATTTAGCGTTTACATCTAAAGTTGGTGGAACTGATTTGACACCAGGCCAAACAAACGGCCAAGCAGTTGTACAAGACTGGGGTGACGGTGTTCTCTTTACATCGACAAATAACAGAGCTTGGAAATCAGTACAAGATGAAGATTTGAAATTTACTTTATATCGTCACCAGTTTAGTGCATCCTCAGGTGAGGTTACTCTAACAAATAATAATCACGAGTTCCTTACACTTTCAAATTGGACTGGTCGATTTATTCAAGGTGAAGAAGTTTATCAAAACATAGCATTCTCAGGTTCAACCTCTGCTTCGATTACAATGGTTAATGGCACAGCAGAAATTAATGGTACATCACTTAGTGACACGTTTGCCGCCGGAGATAAAATCTTAATTACTAACTCAGGTGGATCAACATCAGAAATATTTACGATTGCAAGTGTTGATAGCGCAACTCTTATGACTACAACTAAACCAGTATCATTTGAAGTAGGTGCTGGTACTGCACTACCAATTGTTTCAGGTCAAATCTCTTACTATAACGGATTTAACAGATCGGTAATGCACTTACAAGATAGTTCGGCTACATCAGCAAAAACATTCAGCTCAGGTGGTACCATTACTGGTAAAAGAAGTGGTATTACAGGTACTATCGGATCAGTTGACAACATTAACCTAAGTTATATACAACCATTGATTAACAAATCAAGTGATAGTGGAACGACTGTTTCATTAAAAGGTACATTTGTTCCAACGGCTAACGTATTAAATACATATGATAAACCTATGAAATTTGGTTCTTCAAATTACTTTGCTGAAGACGGGGTTGTGGTTTATTCTAAATCAAACGATCCATCTGATGTAAAACCTTTTGAGTTTAAATTAAATATGACAAACGGTTCTAGTGATACAACGTCGCCAATCATTGATTTAGAAACAGCTAACATAATGGCATATCAATGGTTAGTAACTAATAACGCTGATACAACATCAAGGTATATATCTAAAACAGTAGAACTTGCTGAAGACTTAGATGCTGAAGATATTAATGTTATCCTAACTGCGAACCGTCCGACTGGTACTGATATTAAAGTTTATATTCGTCCACAAAATGTATATGACGCCGCAGCGTTTGATACTATTCCTTGGATTGAATTAGAATTATATAAAGGCATTAACATGTTTACTGCCGCAAACCAAACTGATTACAGAGAATATTATTGGAAATTACCTGATGCTAATAAAGACTCTGCTGGTTCTCTTGTTTATACAAGCACTGGCGGAACTCATGTTGGTTACAGAAAATACTCAATTAAAATTGAAATGACTTCAAATAGTATTTCCAAGACTTCATCAGTACGAGATATGAGAGCGATAGCCTTAACATGACAAACGTCGTTCGCCACCCATCTTCAAAAGCTGTATTAAGTACAGACGCGGCTGCTTTGAATAAATATAAACAAGAAAGAGCTTTACACCGTAAGCTTACCAGATTAGGTAATGAAGTTCAGGAAATTAAAGAATTATTATCGACCGTATGCGATAGATTAGATCAGATAGAGAAGTAGAGTTAAATGGCAAAACCAAATATTCAAAACATTACAACGACTCAAACATTTCAGAACTGGTTTGATAAGACCAACGAAATGGTTGATATTATGCGTGAACAAACAGTCACGGCAAGTGTTCTTGGTGATACAACCACCGGGAACGTAAACATAGCCGGCGACCTTCAAGCCAATACTGTCTTGGCTGATACATTACTCAGAACAGATGCAATTACAGCTTTTACCGCGAGTTCTCCGGTATCATTTACATCACCATTAAATGTTACTGGTGCAAACGATCAAGTGGTGGCTACATTTGCTTATGGCGCATCAGGTGGTAGAACTAGATATACTGATAATGTAATATCCTGGGATATAGGTATTGATAATTCAACCAATGCCAATTTCATTATTGATACTGGTACAGGTACTCCAAAATTATCTTTATCACCTGCAGGTACGTTAAGTGTACTTAATTTTAGCGTAGAAGAAAATATGACAATCACCGGTGATTTAACAGTTAATGATGTTACTGGTATTGAAATGACTGCCAACACTGTTACTGCTAATGTATTTACTGGTGGAAATTTTGTAGGTAAACTTATTGGTGACGTATATAAAGTAAATGATGGTATAGCAAACAAAGTACTTGAAAGCGGTCAGTCTGGTATCCCTGCTCAATTTACAGGTAACGTACTCGGTACAGTATCTGATTTATCAAATCATACTACAAATTCTTTAACTGAAGGTACTAATAATTTATATTATACTACGGAAAGAGTATTAGGAGAATTGTCTGCAGGAACTGGTGTATCATTTAACGATGAAACAGGCCAAATAAGTATTGGTCAAATTGTTGGTACAAGTTCAAACGTAACATTTGGATCAGTATTTTCAACTGGTGAGGTTACAGCCTTTGGTACTGTTTCTGATATAAGACAAAAAGAAAATATTAAACCGATTGATAACGCGTTAGATAAAGTTTCACAACTCGGCGGTTATACATTTAATTATAAATCAAAGCCAGAAGAACCAATGACTGGTGTAATGGCACAAGAACTTATGGAAGTTTTACCTGAAGCTGTTTACGAAACGACAGACCCAGATACTGGCGAGGCCATTTATGCGGTCAGGCATGGTAACGTAATTGGTTTGTTAATTGAAGCTATCAAGGAATTGAACGAAAAAGTAGGAAAGTAAGCTATGACTATTAAGAGCAGCGGACAACTTACGTTCACAGAAATCCACGATGAGTTTAGCACTCTTGGTGGTACATATGCAAATAAACCTTATACACTCGATGAATATCGTAACCTACCTCCAGGTATGGATTTACCTTCAAGCGGTGCAATTAAATTCAGTGACTTTTATGGCAAATCAAGTATAAGATTTGTTGCTGAAGTCGATTGGATTGCTATATCCGATACTCAAATTAATGGAAAATATAATATTAAAGAATGTAACCTATGGGAAGCATTACAAGCGTTTGGCTTTAATGACCCAGGTGGCTTTTATGATATTTCATTACCAGCAGATTATTGGTTATGGTCAGATAGTACTGCCAAAGGTGGATTAATTATTCCTAGCAATTTAACTGGTACTATAATCTTTAGAAATAAAGGTAACATTTTAGGTAAGGGTGGTGCAGGTGGAACAGTTGGCGATGCAACTGCTAACCGAGGAAAAGATGGCGGCCCTGCTGTACAAATTGATAACGACCACGTATTTAATTTCTTCAATGAAACTGGTGCTTATGTCGCTGCTGGCGGCGGAGGTGGAGCTTCAGGTGGAGGAGGCGCTGGTGCTGGTGCCGGCGGTGGTGCAGGTGGTGGATTAGGCGGAACTGGATATCGCGAAGGTAGCGGTGGCGGTGGAGCTGGCGGATCTTTGAATGCTGTTGGTGGTAATGGTAGTGGCGGTAGTGACTCTGGCGGTGGTTCAGGTGGTGGCGCTGGTGGCGGCGGAGGCGGCTGGGACAATGGTTCTGGTAAATTAAATAAGACTGACTCTGGTGCAGGTGGCGGCGGAGGTCGACAATTCCCAGGAACCGGTGGTGCTGGTGGTGGCGGTAGTAGAGATACTAATGGTAGAAATGGTGGTGCAGCAAATGCAGTTGGTGACGGCGGTGGTTCAGGCCATGGAGCTGGAGGCGGCGGCTGGGGCGCGCGTGGTGGAAATGGAACCACAATACAGGGTGGTGCAGGTGGACGTGCATTTACTACAGGAAATAGTTTTTTGAATGTGACTAATAATGGAACAATCTGGGGAGCTATATAATGGATATTAGAAAAATGCTGAACGATCCCGATATGGGTTGGTGTGATGTTGGTCGAGCATATTACGAAAGATATGTCTTTGCAAATAATATTCAAGGTTTTAAAGCTATTTGTTCATACGTCAAAAATGATGAATTATTTGATGCTAGAGTAAGAGAGCTATGTACTGAGTTCGAAGATGAATATGATATTGGTATGGACCGTAGAAATTCTGTTAAAACTCTTTATATGGTTTATAGGAACCCAAGCATCCTAGAAAGAAACGCAGAATTTAATCCAACAGATGTATATAGATTAACAAAAAACGGCAATGTTTTAATTGAAGGAACTTTGTCTCAAATAGAATTATTTAAAGCTGTTAAATATGATGGCAATGAATGGTGGTTCGCCAAAAGTGCTCAAGGCACCGTATTAAATAACGAACAAGAAGTAAACGATTATCAGTCTAGTATTTTACGCGAAAGAAAATATGTTGATAAAGACGATGTAGACGATTTTGTACTCTGGAAAACAGAGTAAATAAAATAGAATTAGACACGAATAATCATACTATTTTTTTATAAATAAAAAGAAATAGTAGATACTAAGAAGGTACTCAATAATGTCATTGATTTCAGAACTCGGTCCGATAACAGGCGCCAATACAAGATCTGAGGATCTTTTCGTTATTGTTAACTTGATCCAAGGTGATGATGGAACAAAAAACATCACACGTAAGGAACTGGTTCAAGCATTACAATTCGAAATTTTCAACAATATCAAAATTACCGGCGGTTCAATTCAAAACGTCGTTATGTCAGTATCAACTCTCAACGATGTTGAAATAAACGACTCTGTTATTAGTAACGGAACAATGACTGGAACGGCTCTTAGCACGGTATCTATTGAAGAGTCAACTGCCAATAACATGACAATGACGAATTCAGTAATTACTGATTCTGAGTTTAATGATGGTACTGGTAATAATGTTGTTCTAACAAATTCAACTATTGACGATTCAACAATCACTGATAGTTCTGCCAATAACATGGCGATTGATAATTCCGATTTCTCTAATGGAACTGGCAATAATAATATCTTTACCAATTCGCAGATTGATGATTCATCTTTTGCAAATGTTGCTATTGAACAAGGTACTGCGAACGGATTAATTCTTACTAATATTACGATTGATGAAATTGTTTTAGAAGACGCATTAATGTCAAACTCAGTAATCATTACTACTGACTTTAGCAATGGTACGATCCGAGACACTGCAGTATCAAATGTTACTATCGTTGATACAGACATTTCTAATTCCGATATACGTGATACTGATTTAGACAATGTAACAATTACAAACTCAAGATTTGCTAACGGTTTAATTTGGGATACTACAACAAGTAACTCATCTATCATTGACTCAACTGCAAATAATATTGTTATTACTAACTCAGTATTAAATGATAGCACTGCAAATAACGTTCAAATTACTAACTCAGATTTCTCTGATGGAACTGGTAATAATAACGTATTTACTAATACTACAATCCAAGATGGTACACTTGCTAATAACGTTATTACTGACTCATCATTCCAAGGTACACTTGATAATGTAACTGCTCAGAATATGACAATTACAAGTTCATCAACTGAAGGTCTTGGTCAACAAAAATCAGTTATTGAAAATTCAGAATTTAAAGATGGTGTCGTAGCTAATTCTACAATCGAGGATAGTACTCTTGTAGACTTTGATATGAATATCACTAAAGAGTTTGAGCCAATGCTCGACGAAGATAGTTACTTTGCATTGAAAAATGTTAAGACTGGTGAAACAGAGAAGATGACTTATCGTCAGTTATATAACGAATTCTCTAAACAAACAGAAAAATCACTTAAGATCCACGTTGCTTCTGATGGTGACGACAAATACCCAGGAACTATTTTACAACCAGTTAAAACACTAAAACGTGCTGGGTTACTTGCTTTAGAAAAAGCTGGTGGTTCATATGATCGTAACGATATTAATAACGCGGTTCACATCTCAGTAGGTCCTGGTACTTACTACGTTGATGAACCAGTTATGTTACCTGATGATACATCAATGACTTCAACCAGTGGTCAGTATGCTACACTTATTCAAAAGAAAAAGGGTTGGGAAAGAACAAACGGTATCTTAGTTGGATCTGGTTGTTATGTCCAAGGTTTCTCTTACATGAACTTCGAAGTTGATAACTTTGACCAACCTGAAGGTGGTTTTGCTATCGCCTACAGACCGGGTGCTCTACTAAGACGTTCTCCATATCTTCGTGACTCTACACAGCTTTCAAACTTTAATAGACTTGATGTTGAACCTCCGTTAAATCCATTTAACTCAAAAGGTACCATCCTTGATTTAGGTCAGGAATTCTATTTAGTTGCAGGTCACTCTGCTCAAACTCAATTTGAAGTTGATGATGAAGTAACATTCTCATCTGGTGCATCAGGTTATATTTCATATATTGCTGATATTGATGCTAACAGACAAATCTACGTTCGTAACCTTAAGGGTAATGTTGAAGTTGGCGATGTACTATACGCACAACGTGGTGGTACAGGTACTATCGAGTCAATCGGTATTGATGATTTCCCTAACAGACTAGTTGGTCGTGGCGGTGGTTGTCTATTGGCAGATAGAGCGGTACTAGATACAGACTCACTATACACATACGTATTATGTTTTGGTTTCACACCTCGTACTCAAAACGGTACAGGTTATGTTGCTAAAAACGGTGCTGGTGTTAACGGTATTGGTTCATTATCAATCTTTACTCGCCAAGCGTTCTTTGCTCTTGATGGTGGCCAAATGACATTGAACAACTCAGGTTCTCAGTTTGGTGACATATCAATGAGAGCAAGAGGTTCAACAGTTATTATTAGACCAGCTGAAGGTACTGCTGGAAACTTAATTGCTAACTCTGCGTTTGCCGACGTACTAGAAACAAAATCAGATGAAATAATTGATGACATGGTTTACTACTTAACATCACCTACTTCTGATGGTGGTTTAGGTTATCAAGGTTATAATGCTGATAAGTGTTTCAGAGATACAGGAATTATTGTTGACAATACTGGTTTCGATGTTGCTACAAAAGGTAACTATTGGGGTCGTTTAAATGGTATTTCATATCGTTCACCAATTTCATATCTTGTTGTTAACGAACAATTAACAGAAACTACTGGATCTATTAATCACCTTAAAGACTCTATTGTTAGTACAAATGGTGGTATCTTTGGTAACGCAGGTTCTGAATTAATATCTCGTGTTAACTCTTCACTTAATGAAACATTAAATATTTTAGAAAATGGTGAAGAAGCAGCGAACCCTATTATATTCTCAGACACTGGTAAGTCAGATCAGACTGCTGCTAGAGAACTTGTTCAGTCTAACAGAGAATTAATCATCAACGACTTTGTTGATTGGATTGATAATAACGATGATTTCTACGCTTACGATAGTGCTAAGTGTGAAAGAGACGTTCAGGAATATATCTTACCTGCTGTCAAATTTGACATGATGTTAGATACAAATTATAATACTGAAAACGCTGGATTAGCATATTATGTTAACACTGCAAGAACAAGCCTTGAAAACCAAAGAAATGAAACAGTTGCTTCGTTTAAGAGATTACGAAAAACAACTGATGAATTAATTCAAGCTAACTCTGCTCCTGCGGCATCATCTGCTTACTCTGCATTTAATAACGTTATTGATACGATTGCAGGTTCAGGTGACAAATATACACCAACTAAAGCAACGTACGAACCAACAACTGGTATGATGGTTATTACTATCGGTACACACGACTTGACAGTTGGACGTTACGTTAACCTTCAGGAAGAATCATTTACATTCACATGTTCAAGTGATAACTTTAAAACAAAAATTAGCCATCCACGTAAATCAGAAAAAGCTTACTTGGCTGCGTTACCAATTGTTGCGGTATCAGCAAAAACTATTACAGTTAACCCAGGATTAACCGCCGCAAACTTCGAACACAGATTTGTTGAAGCGGCTGATAATGCTGTATCAGTAATTGGTTCGCTATTGACATACTCTGATAACACTGGTATATCAGTTGATAAGCGTAACGCGCGTAAAATTCTACAAGCAAATAAAGAATACATCCAAGACTATATGATGGAATGGGCCGACAACGAATGGTACTTCTACGATAGCAAAAAATGTCACAGAGATACTGAAGAGTATATTTTACCTGCAGTACAACGTGATTTAATTCTTGGTACAAACTATAACGCTATTCAAACTGGCGCTGCTTACCGTACTAAATCTGGTGAGGTAAGTGTTACTGAACAGTTAGAGCAAACCGTCGGTTCGATTGATTATTTGAAAGCAAGAGCTGCTACGTTTATTGGTGATAACCCAATTGCTGTTGACAGAACAAATGCTTCTTTTGATGAAATGTCGAGATTGCTAAATAACAATGGTAAAAAATATACACCAACTAACGCAGTATACGATCCTGCAATAGGTTCAGTTGTTATGACGATTGGTTCTAATGACTTTAACATTGGTGATGAAATTTACATTGAACCAAATAGTTTAGTATTTACATGTGCATTAGATAATAACACAACTGAGCATTCATATCCTTCTACTCAATTCTTAAACTTTACTCCAACTGACGCTTCATACGATGTTGCTACTGGAGAGTTTAGTGCAACTATAGGTACACACACCTTGAAGGTTGGTGATAAGGTTGAATTTAAACCAAGTTCAATTATCTTTACTTGCCAGCTTGACGGTGATATAACAAACCACCCTGCACCAGAATCACATCACCCATTCTATAAGAAACAAATCACTATTGAAAAAGTTGATGCAACAAAAATCTATATGAATGTAGGTGGAATTGTTGACGGTGGTGGTGCTCATACATTCGTATCTGCATCAGATAATTGTATTCAAGCTGAAAAAATGCACCCTGCATATAAAAAGCCAGTTACAATTTCTGCAAGAACTTCAACAACTATTACTGTTAATGTTGGTGAGTCAAGCGATACATCAGTACATACTTTCGTATCAGCAACTAACAACGCAATACGTGAAGCGGGAATGTGGACTGGTAAGTTTACTCCTCAAACAGCAACATACAGCCCAGTAACTGGCGAGTTAGAAATTACTATCGGACAACACGATTTACCGGTTGGTAAATGGATCCAAATCGCACCTGAGTCAATGGTATTCAGTTGTGATGTTGGTGGTGTAACAGGTACAGACCTTTCACCATTAAACGATCACCCTGCATATAAAGAACCAGTAAGAGTTACTGGAGTAACATCAAATACAATTACTGTTAATGTTGGTAATGCTGGCGGACATGCTAATAACCACACATTCGTATCGGCAACTGAAGACTCAATCGACTCAAACGCATTATTCTTCTCAGACTCTGCTAGAGTTATAAAAGCCTTTACACCAGAAACTGCTACATACGACCCAGTAACTGGTATCATGGTTATTACTATTACTGACCACGGTATGACAACTGGCGACCATATTGAATTACAGCCATTAAGCTTTGCATTCAGTTGTGCTCACAATGGTGGCGGTACTGATTACTCACCACGTATTGGTGATAAGGCTTATCAATTACCATTAGAAATTACTTCAACAACATCAAATACAATCACAGTAAACTGCGGAGATGCAGGATCTAACACTGATCCACATACATTTGTAAGTGCTGATGAAGGTGCGGTTGTACAGGTTGGGGCTAAAGAGCAAGGTACATATGCTTCTCGTATCCTACAGAAAAATAAAGCTTATCTTCAAAATGAAGTTAAAGAATGGATGGAAAATACTTACTTTGTCTATGACAATGCTAAATGCTCTAGGGATACAGGTTTAATTTTAGATGCGGTTGCTAGAGATATTTTAACAGACTCAACTGTTAACGCTTACTATGTAGGTAAAGGTTATACAATTGGTACGGTTGGCGCTAACGCGGTAATCAACGATCAGTTAACTCAAACTGTTGGTGCTATCACTTGGCTCAAAGGTAAAATCGCAACTGACGTATTAACTGATGCTACAGCAATTACAAGGTCAAACACTGCATTTGATACTATCATTGATATTATGTCAAATGGTATTGCTTCTGCAGATGATCCAGTATATGGTGACTTAACAATATCACCAGAACATCGTCAAGCAGGTAAAGCGATACATACTAACAAATCGTTTATCCAAAAAGAAATCATCGCGTTTATCACAGCTAACTATCCAAACTTCGTATATAACACTGCTGCGTGTGAAAGAGATATGGGTATCTTCGTTGACCTGATTGCATGGGATGTACAAAATGGTTCGAATGCGTTAAGTGCAACTAACTCGAAACTATATTTTGAAAATGCTATCCCAGTATTAGATGATGAAGAAGTTGTTCCAACATCGGAAGCATTCTTCTTTGCATCAGATCTAGTTGGTCAAATTGTTAGAAACGAAGTTGTTACTCCACTTCAAGGTGTGGTAACTCAAACTATTGTTGAAACAACAACATATACACCAACAACTGCAACATACGATCCTGCAAATGGTGACTTCGTAATGACTATGCCTGGCCACAGTGTTTCTCTTAATGATAGAGTTACATTGGAACCAAATAGCTTTACATTCACATGTACAATGGATGGTGACGATGCAGCCAAAACATATCCTCGAGCAGGACTTGATCCATACGCATTGAAAACATATTTGGTTAAAGAAGTAACATCAAGCACAGTTACACTAGACGCCGGGGCATCAGGTCCTAACAAATACTTTACACCAACATCTGCAAACTATGATGCGGCAACCGGTGAAATGATTGTTAATGTTGGTCAACATGGTTTAAGAGTTGGTAACGGTATTGTTTTAGAAAATAACTCATTCACATTTACTTGTGACCAAGACGGTAATGCAACTCAACATACATATCCAAGAGTTGGTGATCCATTAACTGGTAAATCATTATCAATTACTGCAGTTGGTGAAACTCAACATACTCCAACAAATGCAGTTCATAGCCCATCAAGTGGTGATACAACAATCACAGTAGCTGGACACGGATTTAGTAATGGTGATTATGTAATGATTGCAGATTACGGATTAGTATATACATGCGTACTTGATGGTAACACAGTTGAAAAAGGTTATCCAAGAGCTACTGATTTCGCATCAAACCGTTGGTTGGAAATCTCAGATGTTACAACTGATACATTCAAATTAAATGTTGGACCATCACCTTATAATGGTGCTCATATATTTGTAAGCGCGACGGCTAATTCAATCAGACGTCAAACTGGTACAATGACATTCAATGTTGGTGACGCAGGATCAGCTTCTGGATCAGTACACACATTCGTAAGTGCAACAGCTAATGCAATGAAACATGAGCCACAAACTGTACATACATTCGTATCGGTTACTGCTGATGCAGTTAATGTAGCAAATATGGCAGAAGCTTATACACCAACAGGTGTTGTATACGATCATAACTCTGGCGTTATGACAATGACATTGGGTACTCACTCATTTACTGAAAAGGATTATGTAATCTTTGCAGAGAATGCAATTACATTATCTTGCGCATCAGGACCAACTGAAATTCCAACTAACATATCACACCCTAGACCAACTGATCCAATTTATAACAAACCAGTTAGAATTGACTCAGTTACTCCAACAACTATTACATTACAAGTTGGTGAAGCTAGAGTTGATAAGGTTCATTCATTCGTAAGCGCATTAACTGACGGTGTACGAAGGTCTATTAAACCTGCAGTTGCTCAACACGCTGAAAAATTATTCCACGATGTTGGCGCGGTTATCAGAGAAAATGATGGTACAATCCCAGCGATCGTTGAACCAGCATTTGATACTTTCACTGCAAACTATACATTAGGCGCAGAATTTGAGTCAATCAAAGGTCAAGCTGTTAAGTATCAAACTGAAATCAATGAGTATATCGCAGACACATATAATGGCTTAGCATATAGCTTAGAGAAATGCCCAAGAGATACGGGTTACATTGTTGACGCGATTTCAGAAGACTTAGAATATGGCGGAGACTCTGCTACAATATTCAATGCAAGATATTATTTTGAAGGTGCTATTAACGTATTACCTCAATATCAGAGAGAACCAACAAGATTGGCATTCACTCACCTTGCAAGTGTAATGGAAAAAGTTGTTAAGAATGAAGTACAAGAACCAATCTTTGGAGCAAGATTTACTCCAACTGGCGCAACATACGATCCTGTTACAGGTATCATGGTTGCTACTATCGGTACTCACACATTAACAACAGCCGATCACGTTTGGTTCAAACCGGGAGCAATTACATTCTCTTGT